GTGTTCTACAATGAAGAAGAGCGCGACGAGGCCCAGATCATCCTGCTGGACGCGTTCAAAGACCGGATACAGTTTCCTGAATTAAAACAAATTGCCTTGAAACACTACAAGGAGTGGGAGCCCGATGCATTCATTGTGGAGAAAAAGGCAGCTGGTGCCCCGCTTATTCAAGAACTTCGGGCAATGGGCATCCCCGTCCAAGAATTCTCCCCCAGCCGAGGCAACGACAAGATCGTCCGCGTTAACGCTATTGCGGACCTGTTTACATCTGGTAAAGTCTGGGCACCGGACACCCGGTGGGCCAGAGAAGTAATTGAAGAACTGGCAGCATTCCCGGCGGGCGAAAACGACGACTTTGTAGATACGACCTCCCAAGCGCTACTGCGCTTTAGGCAAGGGGGCTTCATTGCGCTCGACTCAGACGAAAAAGACGACAGACTTTTTGCCCCGCGTAGGGCAGCTTATTATTAGGAGTGGCGATGGCAACTAACATCGACAAAGCGTTGTACCCCAACGTACCCAGTGGCATAGAAGCCTTAAATACTGCGGAAGAACCGATTGAGATCGAGATTGTTGACCCGGAAGAAGTCAACATCGCCGGTCCGGGGTTCGAGATTGAGCTGCGGCAGGTCGAGGCAACCAACGATTTCAATGAAAATCTTGCCGAAACTCTGTCTGAAGGCGTCTTAACGTCTATTGCCAGCGAGTTGGCATCCAACATTGAGAACGACAAAGGCTCACGCAAGGACTGGGAGAAGGCATATATCAACGGTCTGAAGCTTCTGGGTTTGCAAATCGAGGAGCGTACAGAACCTTGGAACGGCGCTTGTGGTGTCTTCCACCCGATGTTGACCGAAGCAGTTGTGCGCTTTCAGTCTGAGACGATTACAGAAACATTCCCGGCACATGGGCCGGTGAGAACCAAGATTATTGGCAAGGAAACTCCTCAAGTACGCGAGTCGGCAGCGCGAGTCGAGGAGGATATGAACTACGAACTCACGGAAGTGATGACGGAGTACCGGCCAGAACACGAAAGAATGCTCTGGAGCTTGCCTGCAACGGGTTCGGCATTCAAGAAAGTTTATTTTGATCCCAATCTGGGACGCCAAGTAGCGATGTTTGTGCCAGCAGAAGACGTAATTCTGCCCTACGGTACGACAGATTTGGATACTTGCCACCGTTTGACACACGAGATGCGCAAGACCGAGAACGATTTGATGAAGTTGCAGCAAGGCGGCTTCTACCGCGAGATCAATCTTCCCGACCCTACCAAAGTAATCACCGATATTCAGAAGGCCAAGGACAAAGAGACCGGGTTTAATGACTTAAGTGACGACCGCTACACACTATATGAGTGCCATGTAGACCTGCACATCGAGGAAGACCCGTTTGCAGACAAGGATGACGACGGCGAGCAGACTGGCATTGCTTTGCCTTACGTTGTGACGATGCTAAAAGGCACCAACACCGTGCTGGCCATACGCCGTAACTGGAGAGAAGATGATCCGCTTAAACTTAAGCGTCTGCATTTTGTTCATTACCAGTATATTCCCGGCTTCGGTGCTTACGGATTTGGTCTCTTCCATCTCATCGGAGGATTCGCCAAGAATGCCACCTCGCTCATGCGCCAACTGGTCGATGCCGGTACGCTTAGTAATTTGCCGGGAGGACTTAAATCACGTGGTCTGCGAATCAAGGGTGATGACACTCCTATTGCACCGGGAGAATGGCGAGATGTGGATGTAGCTTCGGGCAACATACGTGACTCCATACTACCGCTCCCCTATAAAGAGCCTTCTACTACACTCTACAACCTGCTAAACACCATCGTTGACGAGGGTCGTAGGTTCGCTGCTACGGCAGATATGAAGGTCTCGGATATGTCTGCCAACAGCCCTGTTGGTACGACACTGGCCATTCTTGAGCGTCAACTAAAAGTCATGACGGCAGTGCAAGCACGTCTGCACTTCACGCTAAAACGTGAGTTCAAACTGCTAAAAGAACTGATCCGCGACTACACCGACCCGGACTACGAGTACAACCCGGAGTACGGCACCAAGAAAGCCAAGCGTGAGGACTACGACAAGGTTGACTTGATCCCTGTGTCTGATCCGAATGCGGCCACCATGAGTCAGCGTGTGGTGCAGTACCAAGCAGTCATTCAAATGGCACAGATGGCTCCGGACATCTACAACCTGCCAGAACTACACCGCTCGATGTTGAACGTCTTGGGTATTAAGAATGCGGAGAAGCTCGTGCCGTTGGAAGACGACATGAAGCCGAAAGACCCTGTGACAGAAAACATGGACTTGTTGCGCAACGAGCCTGCCAAAGCGTTCTTCTACCAAGATCACGAAGCGCACATCCAAGTGCACATGGCCGCAGCACAAGACCCGCTTATTCAGCAGTTGGTTGGCCAGAGCCCCAAAGCCGCACAGATCATGGCCGCACTGTCTGCGCACGTAGCCGAGCACGTGGCTTACGCATATCGTCAAAAGATCGAGCAGCAGTTGGGTATGCCGCTGCCTCCAGAGAAAGATCACTTACCGCCAGAAATGGAGACAGCTCTCTCCGGCATGATGGCGCAAGCAGCACAACAAGTGTTGATGCAAAACCAAGCAAGAGCTGCGCAACAACAAGCACAGCAACAGCAGCAAGACCCTATGTTCCAGTTGCAAATGCAAGAACTGGAGTTGGAGAAAGCCAAAGTCGCGCTTCAAGAGAAGAAGATTGCTGCCGATGCCGCAGCAAAAGCCGACACGCTGGAGCTGCAGAAACAAAAACTCGCAGTCGATACACGCATCGAAGAAGCCAAACTGGCATCACAAGACCAACGCGAAGGTATGCGTATGGGTATCGAAGCGATGAGAGAAAAAGAAAAAGTGGATCTACAACGCAGACAAGCTGCGGTCCAACACATACAAAGTGTTCGACAAACATCCAAAAAGGAGAAGCCGCCTAAATGATAACTGACAACTTCGCGGATGTTCTCCGCGCAAAAATTCGTAAAGATATGAACGAGTACACAGATGACATGGCTAATGGAATCTGTGGTGACTACGCTGCTTACCAAAAACTCTGCGGGATCATTCAAGGTCTTGCCCTTGCAGAGCGCCACTTGTTAGACCTTGTAGAAGCACAACAGAAAGATGAGGAAGAAGATGAGCGATCTGCTTTTGCCTCCGGGGATTCAGATGCCGGAACCAATTCAACCAATCGACGAACCCGGAGAACAAATCCCTATTGAAGAACGGGGACGGATGATCCCAAAAGCTCCGGGCTACAAGATAGTTTGCGCAGTACCTGAGATTTCGGACACGTTTGAGAACTCAGAAATTATCAAAGCAGAAAGCCTGAAGAAAGTTGAAGAGTACAGCACCGTTGTGCTGTTTGTGGTGTCGGTCGGCCCCGACGCATACAGGGATACGGAGAAGTTCCCGTCAGGTCCTTGGTGTAAGGAAGGCGACTTCATTCTTACGCGTGCTTATTCGGGTACGCGCTTGAAAATCTACGGCAGAGAGTTCCGGATCATCAATGACGATCAGGTCGATGCGGTAGTGGACGATCCGCGTGGCATTACACGCGCTTAATAGGAGAAGCTTATGAATTACGAAAAGTTTAAGTTTCCTGATGAGCAAGATGGCAACATCAAGCAAGATCAGGACGATGCCGCCGTCAAGGCTGATGCGCAGGATGATGTCGAAGTAGAAATAGTTGACGATACCCCGCCAAAAGACCGAGGTCGTAAGCCGTTAGACAAGGAAGTTTCGGACCCGACCGACGACGAGATCGAGAATTATTCGGCCAATGTGCAGGCTCGGATTAAGGAGCTGACCCATGCTCGCCATGATGAGCGCCGCCGCAAGGAAGAACTGGAGCGCGAAAAGCAGGAGATGGAGCGCCTGCTGCAATACATGGCCGATGAGAACAAGAAGCTCAAGCAGTCGGTGAACCAAGGGCACGAGATTGTGCTGTCTTCGGCCACCGAAGCTGCCGAGGCCCAGTTGTCCGCCGCCCGCCGTCAGTTGAAAGAAGCGCAGGAATCGTTTGACACGGATGCGATTATCGCAGCCCAAGAGGCACTTACCGATGCAAAAATGCGGTTGGATCGTGTCAAAAACTTTAAACCTGCCCCTTTACAAGAAGACGACGAGCCGGTACAAAGGCAACAGTTTCAGCAAACGCAACAAGCCCAACAAACCGTCGATGAAAAGACCCTGCGCTGGCAGGCAAGAAACCAGTGGTTTGGACAACCGGGCTTTGAGGAACACACCAGCTTTGCACTAGGGCTGCACCAAAAACTAGTCAACGGGGGCATAAACCCTCGCAGCGACCAATACTTCGAGCAAATTGACGCTCGCCTCAAAAAGACGTTCCCCGAACTATTCGGTGAGGACCGTGACGAAAAGCCAGAGGACGACACTCCTCCTGCCCCTTCAAAAAAGCAGCCAGCCGCAGTTGTTGCGCCAGCGAGTCGTTCGACCGGACAAAAGAAAATCCAACTAACGCCCAGACAAATGGAGCTGGCGCGTAAGTACGGACTGACCCCGCAGCAATACGCTGCTGAAGTTGCTAAATTGG